CCGAGTCGGTCATCTGTCTTTCAGGTACGGCTATCACCAACAGACCAAACGAGTTCTACACCACACTCAATCTCCTACGCCCGAATGAGTTCAGCAACTTCTTTGAGTACGGCAAGCGATACTGCGACGGACATCAGAAACCGATTGGTCGTGGCAAGTATGCGTGGGACTTCAATGGTTCATCCAACACAGAAGAGTTGCACAATCGTACTCGTGACTTCTGTATTCGTAGACTCAAGAGCGAGGTGCTCACTGAATTACCTGCTAAAGTACGCTCGCTTCACTACATCAATCCAACGTCGCAACAGACCAAGGACTACAACGCCCTGCTTCGCAAGTGGCTTGACGAGTATGATGCACACCGACACTACGGTACACTACCCAAAGGATTCGTTCTCAACATGCTGACTGACCTGCGTCACGAATGTGGTCGCATGAAAGTTGAGCACGCCATCCAGTACGTCAAGGACTACGTGGAGATTAGTGGCAAGCCTATCGTTGTCTTCGCACATCACCGTGACATTCTTCAAAGCATCTTCACCACTCTACGTGAGGACGAGAACCTACGTGGTAAGGTCGGTGCTATCGCTGGTGACATGCCCGCAAACAAGCGACAACAACAGGTCGAAGCGTTCCAACGTGGCGACCTCATGGTTCTCGTATGCTCAACCATCGCAGCGAAGGAGGGCATCACACTCACAGCATCCGACACCACCCTGTTCGTTGAACGTGAGTGGGTTCCCGCATACGAGGAGCAAGCCGAAGACCGTGTGAATCGCATCGGCCAAGAGAGTCAATCCGTAAGTGCAGTGTACCTGTCCGTCGAGAATACCATTGACGAGAAGTTCAACTACGTCATCGAACAGAAGCGCAAGGTCGTGCAAGCAGTACTCGACGGTGGCACTGTCGAGGAACGTGAGGGTATATCCAACATGCTCATCGCCAAGATGATTGAAGACGGCGACATACCATCAGACTTCCTCTCTAAGAAAAGGAGGACTGAATCGGTTTGATTTATAAATCGGCAAAGAGAAAGAGGATGAAAACATTGGAGGTTAAAGTATGACATCACAGAAGGCAGAAGCATTAGCGAAGTACACGAAGGCACATGAAGCAGGGATGATGAGTGGACATTGGAAGCCACTGTCCACCATGCGATTCAACTTGCTTACCCAAGAGAGCGAGTTGTCTGACATCATGTCAAGCATCGAGTCGAAGGAGAAGTTGAGTGGTTATCTCAAGAGCCAACTCATGGACACCGAGAAGATTGAGGAGTTCGTCACCAACATCATAACATCGCATATCACGCACCCATACAGTGACGGCAAACTCGTACAACCACTCTTCGTACGTGCTTGTCCACTCACACCACGTCCGGGTGTACTCGAATCTTCACCCGCATTTACAGTCGATGAGTTGCGTGACACATTGACTCGCATCGCTGACAAGATGTTGTCCGTCGATACTGCTGACACCACAGCCTACGAGCATGGACTCATTGACCCATTCGGTTGCATCATCGTACAGCGTTTCGTTGAGGCTGATGCATCAGCCGTTGTCGCACCGAACTCATACATCATGATGGGTGACACCCACGATGGTATTACAGCAGGGAGCGCAACGCTTCGCCTTGCTCTCCCTCACCAATCAGACTGGAACACAACGAACAACTTGAGCACACTCAACATTGACCCTGCTCTCATTGAATTGGAATTTATCTCACGCATCATTGGTGGTGGTGAGATGGGTGACCGTGTATCAGATGCAAACCGTGGTTCAGCCGCCGTCAGTCACGATGCGTACATCGTGCAGTTGCGTGGCTCATCGGGACACACCCCACTGGTCACTCCACCTGCGGGTGTAACCATCAACGGTTCGATTCCACAAGGCAAAGTCAAGGTCAAGGCCGTACACACAGTTCACAATTCAGGCGATGAAGAGTTGGCTCGCCTTGAGGAGATGCTTCGCAGTGACCCACCAAAGGGTACAGTTGTATCACACATTGGTACAGGTGCATCGCACTTGTCCCACCATGCAGGGCAGTGCCGTAAGTATGGAGTTCCTTACATCGTCAATGAGGTCGAGGTCGGACAGCGATGGCAAGAGGTTGCATCGGGTTGGGTGACAACCGACATGAAGTTCAAGGCCAAACCGTACAATCCATTCGAGTACAGTGATGCATTCCAATCAGGTTTGGAAGTTGGTTTGTATCGTTTCGCTCGCCAACATGGTTGGCTCTCCAATCACTTCCATCAGTTCATTGGTGCTCCTTTGATTGACCCATCCAACACTGCCTTCTTTGGTGGTGTGTTTGTCGGATGGCTTGTCAATGCAGGGCTGTCCGTATCTGTTGGTGAGTTGCGACACTCCGCAGGTATGCGTAATGAGAAGCACACGTACATGACACCACTGGTTGTGTCATCCATCTATGGTGACCGCTTGCGAGAGAAGCATGACAGGACCATGAGCGAGAATCGTAAGCACTACTACATGGCTATCGAAGACAAGCCTATCACACTCGACTCCATCATCGCTCTCCTCAAGTGGACGAGCAAGCAATACCACGGCGGATGGTCGGGTGGTTATGGCGGTGCGAAGTACAAGAAGTCGGTGGATGCTACACTCAAACTCGCACAAGCAATCAAGCGATTCATCAAGAAGCCTACCGAGACAAACATGCTCGAAGTGATTGGTGAAGCAAACACATGCGAGCACAACGTACACAACACTGGGTTCTTCTTCAACAAGTTCCTATCTAAGACCGCACTCGACTGGGGTACGAATGCGGGATGCATCGAACTCAATCCATACGAGTTCTTCCGTGTGTACTATGCGGCGTACGATGCATACCAACACCGTGATGCTGACCATGACTCACAAGATGTCAAGCACATTCTCAAGTATGTGGAGAACATTACAAACGAATCACTGCAATCCAATCCTATCTTCCTACGCAGTGACCTGCCACAAGAGATGGCTGACCTTGAGGAGAAGATTGTTGGGTATGGTCGTTTCCACGGTAACGGTGTACACGGTACTGAATTCGAGGGCTACACACAATTCATTCCATGTGGTTCACTCCACTGTGCAAAATGCAAAGACCTCAAACTTGCGAAGTTCAAGCGAGCACTTCCACTCTACAATGTGTCGAGTGTGTCCATTGATGTACAAGCACTCTCCTATCCTGAAGCGAACACTGTTGATGAAACACAATCCAACATCATCTATGCTGGTGTTGTCATACTCAAGCAAGTGTTGCGAAGTAAAGCCTTCAATCCTACAACGGACTTCATCATCAAGACACTCAAGATGGGTGATGAGATACAGAAGGACTTGCACAAGATGACCGACTACCACAAGGTCAAGGCACAGCAAACCTACGCCAACTTCTATGCGCTCACCATGGACAAACCTGTGTTCATAGAAGCACTTGAGACACTTGCACAGGAGGAAGAATGATGGGACGACGAAACAAACGTAAGACTCGAAAGCAACAACGAAAGAACAAAAAGAATACTGGGGGAAGAAAAGTGAAACCGATGACAGACAAGAAGACAACGACGACAAACACATGGAGCAAGCACAACTGCCACACTGGGCAACAGGCTGTATTCACATCAGCCGATGGCATCACCTTCTATGGTGGTGGCAAGAACCGTAGTGGTGGGTGGCACAAGATGTCACCACTGCCCGACCTTGCAATGGGTCCGAGCGAAACCATGCATGGTAGTGTTGCGTCCAAAGACGACACCACTGTACCCGATGGGTTCTCGTGTGCCAAGTACATCGGCTCGTCCGAGCCTGAACCTTTGTTCATCCACTTGGACTTTCCCGACTTTGGTATCCCTGCATCACCCGCATTGTTTTGGTATGCACTGGTCGATGACATTCGTGAGCATCAACTTACTCGTGTATCTGTACAGTGTGCAGGTGGTCATGGTCGCACTGGTGTACAGTTGTGTATCTTCCGCTACCTCACTGCTACCGAAGAGGAGCGTGCTTCCTACACAAGTGCGGCTGACCTCATCGAGTGGGTGCGTGATGCACACTGCCACCACGCTGTCGAAACCAAAGGGCAACAGCAGTACATCGCTGATGTGTGTGACCTGCCTGTTGGTAAGGCCATGATTGAAACACCGACCTATACATTCAATCAGTACAAGAACATCTACAAAGACTACACCATGGGTGGCAAGTGGGGTGACACCGACGACGATTTTGAGTCGGCCACAGGTTCACAGGACGAAGACCTTTGTGAAGGCTGTGGCTCAATACTCGTTCAAGCCGATTACGAGTATGGTGATTGTGGCGTGTGTGGTCATACTATTGGCGGCCATGAAGATGTGAAACTAGATGCTTGCCCTGCCTGTCATGGTAAGCACATTGATGACAATGGTATTTGCATGGACTGTGACTATGACACCTCTCGTGAGGGTGAGTCCAAGGAGAAGAAGATTTGCTACGACTGTGACCGTGAGTTCAGTGTACGTGAGATGTACATCGAAGAGGGTGACACTTCCTGTGCATCCTGTATCGTTGAGCGAGCAAATGCAAACAAAGGTGATGGCAAGGCTTTGGTCTTTACACCACCGAAGAAAGACAACGAGGCTACCCTGCAATGTACAGTGTGCCTCAAACACAAACCTGTGCGTCACATTTACGCACACGAATTGATTGATGGAAAGTCCACAATGACTTGCTTTGAATGTAAAAGTAAGAATTGATTTATAAATTGGCAAAGAGAAAGGAGATGAGAAATATGGGAAGAACACACCACAACACATACAAGAGTGCAGAAGAATGGGACCGACAGGGACTCGTAGGCAAGAGCCTCCAGTTCACGGACGATGAGATTGTATCGACACTGGGCATTGGTAAATCCAAAGACATGTGTCGTGACTCATGTGCGATGGACATGGCACTGACGTACACACTGATGTCCTTCGGTCCTGACCGTGAGGTAACAGCGAAGGAGTGCATCAACGAACAGACACGACGTGCCTTTTGGTACGACACACGACTGCTCGCACAGGCTAAGGTAAGTGTACTTGACGAGAGTGACACTGAATACTTTCAAGAGCGTGGTAAGTACCCAACGGTGACTCGCACTTGTTGGAACATCAGGAAGACCTTGTGGGATGCGATTGAAAGCGGGGCTTCATGGAAGGAGTTGGAAATGTACACCACTCCTCTCTATCGAGCGAAGTTGATTTCACGTTGGTCGAGTAACAACTTGCACTTTAGAAATTGGGAGAATACAGCACACCTTACCCCACTTGAAGACCACATGGAGCGTGGTATGAACCGTGTGCTCATGGACAAGGATGGTGAGAAGGAACTACTACGTTGCATCAACAAAGGTTTCAATCGCATGGTCAAGAACGGACGATGCATCCAAACATCATCGGGTCGTGGTCGCACATTCAAATGGACAGAATGGCATTGGTTGGAACGAGTACGCCAAGAGGTTCTTGTGAGCAACTCGTTCAACCGTAAGATTGGTGACACCATCAACGGTTGGGAGTATGCCATCAAGGACACTACAAACTGGTGGGGATGCCAAGTCCACACGTATCACTGGAAGCCTGTCGATGTTCTTGAGTACTACAAGGTACGAATCGCAAGTGGCTCGGTAGGTAATGGTAGTGGTCAATACATTGATGGTAAATGGAAGTACCCAAAGGTGTACAGGGATGCGTTCCAAGACACACCGTATGTCTTTGGTACAAGGGCACAAGCGGAGGACTATGCTTCACTGCTTGATGAACAATTGGTTGCACCTACCTCATCCTATCCAGTATGGCGTGAGGTTGATGAGGACTTCAACACTACTGACAAATCCTTGTCGGCTGTTGCGGTAGCGGTTGATTACCCACTACGACTCAAGCCCGACGTGTTTGTTGAAGACCTATCCACACCAAAGGAGATACTGCTTGAGTTCCTCAAGTCACCTGCGGCCAAGTCAAACTACATGGGTATGTTCGACAACCTACCAAAGATTCCAGTGAACATCGTGAAGGTGGAGAAGGAAGAGGAGGCGAGTGAATGAATGTATTTACATCAGACATGAATGCAACAGAAACAGCACGAGCATACTGTGACAAACATGTGCCGAGCATGAGTCGCACGAGTCTGATGACTATCATCATTCACTGCTTTATAAATTGGCAAAGAGAAAGGAGATGAAAACTATGGAACGAAATTACAGATTAGTATTGAGCACAACGCATTGGTATGAGATGGAACGAGTGAACCCGCATTGGTTTCAAGTGACCTTCGTTGAGAACGGTGACGAGCGATATGTGGGTTACATGGTACGCAAGACAACTCGTGGATGGGAGTTATTCAACGACCTATCGGATTCGGGACCGTCGTATGTCGTACCCAATCGAGCATCACTGATACCGATGTACACACCCAAGTACACAGATGAGGAGGAATGAACATGACAGAAAACAATGAAGACAAAAACACAGAAGAACTTACTGACGAACAACAAGAGATTATTGACATGGTTGCGAAGATATTCGCACCATTGGACATGGAAGTGACAAACATGAACGAACAACCAAAGCAAACAATTGACGAAGAATACATGAAGAACAAGAAAGTGGACGGACCGACTTTACAGATTCGTACCATGAGCGATGGAGGTACAGGCTTAATGCACCTTCAAGGTTATGGTGGAGTCACCATCAACCGTGAATACGGATTTGCGGCCAAGTACAAGATGCCACACGACGTAGGGATGTATCTTGCGGCACTCAAGCCCAAGTTCCAATCCTTTGCCACAGATTCAGTGGCCTACGTACGCAATGTGACTGTCGAGAAATACGACGACGGCTACCAACTTGTCATCGCAGGTTCAAACACTGCTGACATGATTGAGGGTATTGACAACATCTTCAAGTTCAACTTCTCAAATCAATGGCGACTCAACATGCACTTCCAATTGTGCAACGAGTTGATTGACTTCGTTGAGCAAAACAATGCGTACATTCAGTGTGAAGGTAAGCGACCAACACAAGGCGTTGAAACAAGCGAAGAGTGAGCGACATGCAAAAACATGAGTGGAAACTTATCGGATGGCAAGACGAAGGCAAGGAGCCTTGTGCACATGAATGGGAGTGCATACACTGTGGTATTACATTAGACGATGGTGAATGCGCTGATTTCGCATACTGCCATACTGGGAGTTGGAAGAATGAGTGACATCTTAGAGGACATGGGCGACCTACTCGCAGAAGTCAAGCGGTTGCGTAAGGAGAATGAATACCTACGAGAGTCAGACTGGGAATACAGTTGCTTGTGGACATGGCTTCATGAGAACACAGACTTGCCGAAGACAATCGAACCAATCCTCCTGAACAAGTGGAAGAGTGAGTGGGTGAAGAAGAATGAATGACCACCAAGACAGTGAACACTTCTCCTACGAAAGAACGTGGGCGGAGATTGAAGAGATGCTCGACAAGGCCGAGCGATTACAAAACAAACATTACACAGCAATGCAATCATGCACGAGGGACAAACGTATGTTTCACATGAGAAACTACAAAGCACTGGAAGGTGTGGTCAAAGCATTGCGATGGGTACTGGGTGACCTAAACATACAACACCCACTTGAATAGATTCACGAGGTTTATCCAATAATAACTGCAAAAATCGGAACACACGGAGATAGTGGACCATAAACCATGAAGCAGTTTCCTCACCACATTCACATGGGTTTATCCAGTAATAAGGGCAAAAGGTTTGACCTCGGAGATAGTTGTTCTGTTTTCTCAATGAAGCCCTTCCCCATCTGAATTTATGTACAACGAATACATGGGATGACCATGCGACCAGTTCGATTCTTAGGAGGTTCGACTGGTGCAACCTTGTACGATACCGAACAAGGACCACGAGTAGGCAAGCAAGGAGCGCACCCTGCACACATTCAGAACGAGTTCGACATGAACCGATACTTGAATGCTTTAGGTGTGAATGTACCTCAAGCCGAGATGATAACACACAGGGGAAGGCCAACCATGCTTGCCGACTTCATAGCCGATTCACAAGAGGTTGGTATAAGACCAACTCAAGAAGACGTACGACAACTACAGCGTGACTTCGTACCCCACGCATTAACAGCCAACTGGGATGTGCTTGGTATGACTGGTGACAATGTACTACGCCAACCTGACGGCTCTCTCTCCTACGTCGATGTGGGAGGGGCGGGTGCGTTCCGAGCAATGGGCGCACCGAAGGGAGATAGATTCACCACGAATGTAGGTGAACTCGACTCGCTTCGAGAACGTAACCCTGTGTTTCAAGGGATGAGTGAACAAGACATCGGACGTTCACTCGACGCACATGGAGGTATCGAACCAATGGAACAAGCATTGCAGTACCTCCGTGATGCACAGACTCGCAACATCATGCAACAACGAGTGCAAGACATTGCACGACGAGTGGCTTGATTCAGTAATCTTTGCTTTATAAATTGGCAAAGAGAAAGAAAGTGAAAACATTGGAAGTGAAAGTATGAGCGAAAGCATTGAAGAATTACAACTGGGAGTAATCGACCTCAAGGTACAGGCCAACCGTCTAACCGACAACATCCTGTCCTTGTATCACATACACGACTTGGATGACCTAAGTGATTGGCTGACGACATGCAAGCAAGAGTTACTCAAGGGTATGGGTATTGTGAACGAATGGTTGAACCTGTTAATGGATGAGGTGACTGAATGAAAGCAAAAACAATTGAAGGAATGAAGAATGAAATGTGGGAGAAGGCATTTGAGCATGTACTCAATGACCGTGAGCGTGTCATTGCACTGTCATTGTACCTTGCCACTTTCGGTGTGGAAGAAAGCATGGAAGATGTGGACAATTACATCGACAACGATTATCTTGTCTATACTGATGAGGAAGCGGATGAAGCAGTGCGTGAGTACATCGAGGAAACGGTGTGGGCATTCACCCCATCCTTCCTCCAAGCACACACCGGTGTAAGCGGTGACACAATCAGGGAGATGCAAGAGAAGTTGAGTGAAGATGCTAACGAAGCCATCACTGCGATGATTAAGGACTTCGACGGGTTTGTTGAAGACGCTGTACGCTGTGATGGACGAGGACACTTCCTTGCACCGTACGACCACGAAGAAAACTATGTGTCCTTCTCAAACGAAGAAGGCAAGAATGTCACGTACTTCATTTACAGGGTGGACTAATCATGGTAAGTTACGGTATTCAATGGAAACCTTGCGAGCGAGAGAACGGTACAATCATGATGAAAATACCTATGCGACCTATCGTATGGTCACTCAATGATTGTGCTCTTAACCTTGCGTCATTCATGAAGCGTGAAGGTTACACAGCGAGCGATTGGCCTATACTCAACAGCAAAACGGAAGTCAAACGCTTACTCAAATTGTGTGCTGAAATAAATGCCTATGACCCCAGTTACTTGTACGAGTATTACACTCCCGACGACATCATGGTGACTGTCGCAAAGGACATTATCGCACATCACTTTCCTGAATTTACACAAGAGGAGGAATAAATATGACAGACGAATGGAACATAGAAGAATGGAAGAAGCAAAGTAGATTTGAAGAAGCCGACAAAGCGTGTAAGCACGCTTGTGGCTTAGGTTTGGAGAAGGCATGGGAAGACCACACTGGCTGTTCTGTCAGAAACGGAAGTTGGATGTCACCCGAAAACATAGCGGAAGCAATTGCTTACCTGTACTTCGACTACAAACCTTTCGGCATGGAGGACTGAACATGAGTGCTGATGACATACGCAACTCCGCAAGTGAAATGACAAGGGCTGAACTCATAGAGGCTCAACAACTTTGTCAAGTGGAATTAGCCGCATGGGATGATGCATACGATGCGGTCAATTACTATCTTGAACAATACAGATTGAAAATTAAAGGTAAGTGGGGGAATAGAGAATGAACATATTTGTACTGGACACAAACCCAATCACTGCGGCACGAATGCATTGCGACAAGCACATCCCCAAGATGTGCGTAGAAGCGGCACAGATGATGGCATCAGCCCTACACAGGCACGACGTTCCACACGCATCAATGCCGCTTACCAAGCGTGGTACAATGTACAAAGGTGGCTACAAGCATCACCCATGCACAGTATGGGCAGGTGAAACTCGTGCCAACTTCTTGTGGCTCGGAGTTCATGCTGTTACATTGTGCAATGAGTACAGCCAACGCTTCGGTAAAGAACATGCTTGCAACCAACCTATCCTACGAATGATGGAACTACAAGATGTCATTCCTGATGATGGACTAACACAGTTTGCATTGGCTATGCCCGACGAGTATCGACCCGAACCTGTTGATGGTGAGATTGTGTACCATGCATACCCTGAACATGCGGTGCAAGCCTACCGTCGCTACTACCATTCCAAGACATTCGCTAAGTGGGAGAAGGGTACACCTGCTCCCGACTGGTGGCGAGGCGTGGAGGTGACAGCATGAGTAGATATTATGATTTAGCAATAGGTGGTTTAGTGAAGTTCACAGGGGAACAGGTATGTCACAAATGTGAGAAAGGAATGATGATACCTGTTGATGGTGATGGTTACAATTGGATGCTTGAATGTTATGATGAGAATACAGGCTCAGGTTGTGGGAATATCATTCACGTAAGTGTTGCTGTGAGCGTGGAGGTGACGGCGTGAACAGAACAGATGTGATTTGGAGCAACGAGTTGAAAGATTTCATGGTTTATCTTGCGACCAGCACTGAATCCATAAGACCCATTGCAACTTATTTGGTCGAACACATTGCAGAAAATGACGAAAAGGTTAGTAGTCTTACGTGCGATGGCACTTGCGGAATTGAAATGTTCGTTTACAATACCGCCTTAAGCAAGGCAATTCAGAAGTCAAAACACTTCAAGGACGTGACGAAGTTTTTCAGTACAGCATCCGACTATTATTGTCATGATTACAATAACGATTTGGTATCGTACCTGAAACGCTTCTACGATGTGGAGGTGACGGCGTGAAAGTAACATTCAGATTCGGTGAGAAGCGATACACACCTACAGTATTGCACACAAGCATTGACGGTAACACATACCTGTGTGGTATGGAACGTGAAGGCTCATGGCATGACAAGTGCATGACGGATACCTTTGCTAAGTCCTTGCCGAAGTGTAAAGATTGCGAGGAGGCGAAGGAGTGAGCATACTTTCACTGTTGATTTATAAACTGGCAAAGAGAAAGAGGGTGATAAAATGACGGCAACTGACAAGATAATTGATGCAAAGATGAAGATAAGTGTGGAGTTGCAAGCACTGCAACGACGACTGGCACTGCTTGAAGAGTTTGAGAAGCAAGGCTACAATACACGTACTTGTGAAGCAGGGTATCATGACTGGGAAGATTTACCGTGGGAAGACGGATATGTAGGTCTTCGGTATGAAGGTTATGGTAATGATGTTGTGAAAGACTTGCACATCTGTGTGAACTGCGGTGTAATGCGTACAACAAAATTCAGTCGATTACTTACTGACATGGAAGACCCATTCAAAGCACTGCGGGAGGAGGAATGAACATGGACAGGAAAGAGATTAGGGACGTGGGCAGTTGGTTCAACAGTTGGTGTGTAGCATACACCAACGAATGTGGTGATGTTGGACGTGATGAATTTGTCAAGGATGCTTTGGAGGCGTTGAAATTCTATGTTAGGTGGGGGTACTAATGTACGACTGGTACGAAAAGATGGACGCACAGATGTGGGAAGACCGAGCGAATGCATCGTATGAATGCGACGTGTGTGGCAAGATTGTCGATAGCGTCGAGGAGTATGATGTGGACGGCACGATGGCTTGCTCACATTGCTTTGCACTACGAGAGGAGGAATGAATATGAATACAGAAGAAGAACAACGAGAGAAAATGAAAATGATGGGTAAACAATTGGGAGACGTACACGATACAGCAATTGAATTGATGAAAGATAAAGTCTTGACCGATGTCGAATTTACAAACTTTGAGCACAAGATTAGAGCGATGCAAGACTGTATTGATGCAGCGATTTTGCGTATTGAATGCGAACATAACAACATAGAAATTGTGTCTTTAAACGACCACTATGGTCATGGTATGATTGACGTTACATGGAAGTGCGAAGATTGCGACACAGTGATGGAAGGTCAAATCGACATGCAAGAACTGTGGCGATACGGCGCATCATCCGCAGTGGTACAAGAAGGATTTGAGGTGAAAGTATGAGGAACACACCAATCACATTTGCGAATGGCTCGTCACTAACCATGTGTGACCTTGAGGATTTTCGAGATACACTCAAGCCGACACACACGGTTGTGACCCTGTGCCGATACCCACCACGCTTCATTGACAGTGACAAGCAAGAGCGACATCACTACTACTTCCGAGCACACAACAACGACCCGTACATTTGGCAACATGCATCGGAGTTGGTACTTGACTTACTTGACAAGGGTAAGCACGTACTGCTACACTGTGTACATGGACGTGACCGCACTGGCGGTGTAGGTTTCATTGTGCTCAACCACATGTTTCCCACGAAACAAAGCGGAAAGATATTGGAGATGATGGGTAAGGCACGACCAAAGATTGGAGTCGATACTTTCACTGAGAAAGTATTATACGAAAAAGGGAGTTTGTATTTCAAGGTCATAAACGAACTGGAAGAAGGGAGAGATGATAATGAGTAAAGACATGAATGAGCACAACATCAAAATCAAAATCGAAGAAGATGAGTTCATCTACATTGAATACTTTGAGGCGTGATTACAATGAGAGTACTTGTAGCCTGTGAGTTTAGTGGTCGAGTGCGAGAAGCGTTCCGAGCGAAGGGTCATGATGCATGGTCGTGCGACCTGCTACCTGCTGACGACGACTCGCCCTATCATTATCAATGCAATGTCTTTGACATACTTGACGGGGGGTGGGACTTGATGATTGCACACCCACCTTGCACATACTTGACGGTGACTGGCAACAGTTGGTTCTACCATCCTGATGACAAGCACCTACCAACGGATGAGCGTAGACCTCATCCACGTTTTCCAAACAGGCGACAGCATCGAGAGGAGGCGGTTGAATTTTTCATGGGGATGATGGAAGCCGACATTCCAAAGATTGCCGTTGAGAATCCTGTGGGTATCATGTCCACAAGATTCCGTAAGCCTGACCAATACATTCAGCCGTACGAGTTCGGTGACCCTGAACGTAAGAAGACAGGGCTGTGGCTCAAAGGGCTACCATGTCTTGTACCTACCGACATCGTTGAACCGAACATTATTCAGTACAAGAACGGCAAAGGTACAGACTCAAAGTGGCACATGGACACAATGAAGTTACCACCACTTGAACGCATGAAAGCACGCAGTATTACATTCCAAGGCATTGCTGATGCAATGGCTGACCAATGGGGGAGCACAAATGGACGAGAAAAAATTGATGAGAAAGACGAAGAAAGAATTGTGTGAGTTGATACTTTCACAACAAGAGCAAGAAGAGATTGTACACTGTCCCTCTTGCGGAAGTGACCAGTTACGATACCGTAGCGATTTCATGAGTGGGTCAATCGACGTGGCCTGTGCTGATTGCAAATCAATGTGGTTTGAAGTGTGGCAATTCAAAGGGATTGAGATGATTATGGGAGAGGATAACCGTGTGGGTAGCAACGAATGAAGGATGGATAAGTGTCGTCAAGCGACGTGGTTCAGATGAACTACTGGTGCGTGCTCGCAATGAAGCACACCTAATCTGTGTCTTGTTGTATCTACAGGAACATCCGTCGCTTGAGGATGACCGTATCTTCATAGAACTCGATGCGGATTATCCATATCGAATGTATGTCACAAAAGAAGAGTTCAAGAGATACATGAACAGACAGATTGACCGCATTGACTATGACAATTTCAAAGCAAGCGTCCCTGACCCAACGTATGCTCGTGCATTGAATGATGTGTGGTATACGATGTACCAATGGGGGCTACCACATCGACCAGTAGATGAGTACACTACACTGGATGATTTCGGTTTGGTGTATGCCAATGAGCGCATTGCTTATGAGGAGGAATGACCGATTTCCTTTATAAATCGGCAAAGAGAAAGAAGGTGAGAAAAATGGCAGTTTACAAAAGACAACCAAAAGAAACGAAGCGCAACTATGTTTGGCGAGTAATGCACGAACAGTTTGGAGATACGGAGTGTTCACGAAACGAACTCTTCCCGTTCATCTCCAAGCGTTCCAATGTATCGTACAAGAACTTGTCCGAACAATTATCGAACTTAGCACAGATAGGATATGCAACCAAACGTAAGTGTCCATCACGCAAACGGACAGTGTACGGTCGTATCATTCCGAATGAAAAGAAATGGAATCTATCACATGCTGACGCACAAGACTACAATGCAGACCACAAGAAAGTGAACGACGTTATTGAGGCGGTCAAGCCTGAACACCGTGTGGCTGACGTTGAAGACGTACCTGTTGGGGAAGTGCTACTTATTATGGGTGTACAACGAGATGACTTGTTGAGTGTGTTTGATGATTTGATTTACCATACACCAATCAAGACCCTGCGTGATACGCATCCTGAATTGTTGGCAATGGTATTGCAATATGGACGAGGTGCTTGAGATGAAAACATTCATGGTCAAAGTAACGTACGAAGGGGAGATACTTGCTGACAGCGAAGAAGAACTTGAGGAGAAGTTGTGGGTCGTACACAAGTTGTTCGACAAACCATTCGATGATACATTGTTTGACGCAGTGGATTACGAGATACTACAGGAGGACTAAACATGAGTTGGGATTACAAGAAAATGACAAGACTCGCTACCTTTGTAGCATCAGGTGTAGAAGAGTATGACCGACAGGATGTAGAGTCGATGGTTGGATTGTGTGGTTGGCAAACGGCTTTTGACTTCTTCACTCGATACCAAACGAGATACCATGCTGACTGCTCACAGCAACTTGACTGGATAAAGGAATTAGCAGAACAGGAGGACTAAGCATGAGCAGGGAAGAAATACCGAGTGGGGCAACCTACCCACTTACAATAGAACAAGAAGACCTACACAATTACCTGTTACTTATGAAAAGAATGTTGAAAGATTGGCATGATGAACTTGATGACATGCTCGCTTACAATCCCACAGATGGTTTCAAGTATGAACTTAGTGCCAATATTCAACACATACAAGCGATATACAAGGCTGTTGAAGCACAACATAAACAATTTGATTCAGAAATGGGAGTACAATTTTAGGAGGAATAGACATGAGAAAAAGAACTGACGATGAGATGATGAGGTTAGTGCTCGAATATGAATACGAGCGAATCAATCATGAGGAAGGTGAAGAAACCGAGTCCTTATTCGACATAGTTGTTGAGTATGGATTAGAAGGTAATGAACACCCTAAGCATGTATTACAATATGGAAGTGTTTGGGGTTGGGATTTCAGTAACGCAAGCATTACCGAAGAAGAGTTTTATGAAGAACTATATGAGCCTGTGGCAAAAATAGTCAATGAAAGAAATCAAAAACGGTGGGAAAGAAAACATAGAATAATTGACAAATTGATGAAGAAAAAGAAGGAGGAATAGATATGGCACACGATTTAGCACAAACAGCAAGCGGAGAATACATGACAGCATGGGCGGGTAGCACACCGTGGCATGGACTGGGAACATCTGTCGAGGGTCTGATGACTACGACGGAAGCATTACAGAAAGCACACCTTGATTGGGAAGTTGTAAAGTTACCGTTAAAGTTCCACAATGAAATAGATGAAATCGAAATTGTACCTGATACATACGGTGTCTTCCGTGAGAGCGAGGAGGGACTTGTCCCACTCACTCGTGGAGGCAAAGCCGTAGGTCGAGTATGGAAACCACTACAGAACGTGGATGCATTTGCATTCATGGATGAGATTCTACAATCGCACGAGGCGGCTATTGAGGTTGCGGGTGCGTTGGGTAACGGAGAAACGGTATGGATTTTGGCGAAGTTGCCTGATACCATCATCATCAATGGGCAAGACCCAGTTGAGCAATACTTCCTTATCACGAACAAGCACGACGGTACAGGTGCAGTGAAGTTCCTTCCTACACCAATCCGTGTTGTTTGTCAAAACACATTGAGTGGAGCAATTGCACAAGGCAAGGCATCCACATACAACGTGCGTCACACATCTAAGATGGGTGAGCGTGTTGATGATGTACGTCGAGCACTGGGCATCATGAACAAGCAGTTCATCGAATGGGGTGAACAAGCGAGCGAACTGGCTACTGTCGAGTATGAGATTGATGATGTCAAGGAGTACTTCATTGATGTACTTGGTCTTAAGCGTGACCCTGAAACGGGTGAGATGGCTGACAATACCAAGACAAGACTCAAGATGAATAAGTTGATGCAGTTGCTCTCAAGTCCACAGAACAATGTGGGTGACATGGGTGGCACATGGTGGGCGGCATACAATGCTGTCACCGAGTTCATTGACCACCACGCTACGACGCTCCGCAATGGTGAGAAGAGTCGCAAGGGTATCGAGTCGGCCATCTTCGGTCCTTACGCTCGTAAGAAGAAGATTGCTTGGGAGTTGGCTTTGGAAGTGATTCAATGAAGTTACAGGTACGGATGAACAATCACGAGTGTCTTGAAACGGCAACCATCAAAGTCTTCGGTAAGAAGTACGATGTGGCCGTTACACTAAAAGATGAAACCGAATGCCCTGTATGTGACGCACCGAATGCTAACGTGTATGTGCTTGACAGGGACGACTTGGTTTTGACTGCATGTGAGCATTGTGAGATATTCACGGTGTGCAAAGTAAAGAGAGGTGAATGAAATGACAGCATTTGAAGTAAACGAAGAACTGATTGTATGGGCGAGAGAACACATTGACAGCATTCCCGTTGGTGGCACATGGTCACCACAGGGCGCAGGTGTCCAGTACCATAAGCAAGACGAAACCACATGGGCGTTGATGTCCATGTACGACCATCCTGACACACACGCATTTCACAACAGCGTGATGGACTTGTTCAATGAACTGGGTGTCACCGTTCAAACACCTGATGGCTTTGAAATGGTTGTACCACCACTTGACCCGACACAAGTTGCGGAGCAAGAGTTCCAACAACGACAAGCGATTGCGGCAGGTTGGGCGTGCGACTGTGGCGAACCACTTGCAAACTTTAACCTTGAAAGAAAGTCTGATGAGTACGTTGAAACCATTGATGCTCAACTCGATAGCGGAAACACTGCACCAGTTGAACTATGGCGTACACACATCACATGCCCTGCGTGCGGTGCTGATATTGCGATGGAGCCGCAAGACTACCATCTGCTTGCGGGTGACGAGTTGTACATGACGTGGCACACAGACGACTACACCTACAAGGCATTGACTCGCATTGAGTTGAAAGAACGAGCAGACAAGGCATACTTCACCACCGAAGTTTTGAATGATGATTCACTGTATCATGTCTTAGGAAGCAACCTCGCTTTGAGTAGTAATCGTTCTTTGACAGTTGAAGAAAGCAAAGTACCTCCGTGGATGTGGGGCTTGTTGGTTGAACGTACAACACGCAAGAAGGACGAGGAAGAAGAATGAGCAGTTTTGAACGGGACTATCTTCTCCAAGACGGGAAGACCCAAAAGTGGGGTGCGGGAAAGGGAAAGGTTCGCACTGCATGGATTAAGTTCAAAGGACGAAACTGGATTGACATTCGTATGCTAAAGCGGAAGGACGATGGTTATGAACATACAAGAGAGGGAGTACGATTCACACCGAATCAAATCCGAGAACTCCTCCCTGTACTGGTCGAGATACTTGACCACATCGACTCCCACAGCGAAGAAGAAGAACGAAGGATTGCGAGGGAAGAAGATGAAAGCATACCTTCTCCGTTGGAAACAACGGAATAGGACATGGGAATTTGTCGATGGACCACTCGCAGGTGAGAGCCTTTCCTTCACGCTCACCGATGTAGTACACAGTCTATTGCGTAGTCAAAGTGCATTGACTGCACGAAGCGCATTGCACAAAGGATGTCATCTCATAGTGAGCAAAAACTTTCACCCTGAAACTATACCATTCTTGAAAGTCCGTTCTGACAAGACGGGTGCGTTGTACGAGCATGATGAGCATGGTGCAGGGTGGATTGAGAACCTCATCGTTGATGATAGTGATAGGATATACTTGGGGGTACATGTATGAATTTCCAGCGTCTATGTGCATTGGTATCAAAGATGCCACGTCATCTCACAACGAATGACTTGACAATGGAAGAAGCCCTCACAGTGTGGCGTTTCTTGGATGCCAAAGAGAGGCTACCCATGACAGCACGACGTGTCAAGATACAACTTGCAAACGAGTGTGGTTGCTTTGTTGAACAACTTGATGCAGTTGGCGACAATGCACACATATCGAAAATCTTGACATGGGAATCCAACGACCAAAGCAAAGGCTTGAACGTTGATGAACTGATGGCGTTGGTACACAACATACCTGATGAGGACTGGTTGCTTGACCTATGCCGTTCAATGTCCTTAATTGAAGCCGAGATGTTTTGGCGTTGGGCATTGAATTATCGTTGGTCTTCGATACGTTACCGCATGGTTAAGTGGTTGAAGACAAGGCTCGACATGTCCGACATCAGCAACTACAATCCTGAAATGCTGATACAGATGGTGTTTACAGGCATTGGGAGGGACAAATTGGCGGAGGAGATGTTCGTACCACTGCGTCCCTATACAAACAACAAACTTGGGATTGTTGGAACATCAAGTGAGTATTGGTTTGTCACTGATTGTAGCACACTCATACAGGTACATCGAGGTGCTGTACGTAATAGAGCCAAAGAACTCGTGGTAGACCTGATGATGGATATACCGACAGATGCACCGCTTACATGGTGTTGGTTGAATCCACTCCAAACAAATTACATTCACAGCGAAAGTATAGAACTTCCGTTTTCCAAATACAAAGAGCCACTTCCTACATCGTGGGAAGAGTCTTTGCAACTCTTACACAATTACCCGAAGGGTGGTTTCCTCATCAAAGAATACGGTGAATACTTCTTGATGAGCAGTGGTACAGTGTCACTGACGGGGCAACTCATGTATTACAAGCGAGTCGGTGACAACATAGAGTTCACGCTCGGTTTCCGTGACGGTCTTGATGTTGTTGATGTACCTGACATCATTGCAATGACACAACTGCCGTTTGAGATTGAACAGCAATTGCGAAAGCAAAACATCAACGTCACTGCAAAGCAGGTTTCCGAACCGCTTTCTGATAATTTAACAGTAAAAGTAGAATTTACTTGGAGTCCACGACGCAAGTGGCACTTCATATACACTGGACTTTTCACTTCATACGGCTTGTCCGACGTGGATGAAATAGTCGATTACATATCATTGGTAGGTGAGAATTATGCCACAGGGTGGAAGTAGAAGAATAGATTTTAGTGCGTACAAAAAAGCATTGATTGAGGTTGCCGAATATCACAAAGGTCAAGCCTTGAACAAGGAAGAGATGAATGAGTTTTGGGATTTAGTTGAGAACGCATATCGACATCAAACAGGATTACATCACCTCTTCAAAACAAAGAAATTCAATCACAATGCAAGGGCTATCCCATTGCTCAAGAAACGAAACATGCTTACAGTGGAAAGATTAAGTTCGGCCTACAACTATGTCATTTATTCATTCGGTGGTGATACACATGAGTAGGACAAAAGACTGGCTGACCAACGTAGGGCTTGGTATTTTACTGTCGAAACTACGCTTCTCTACTACAGCCGAGAAGGTACACACTGGGGTGGGGTACAGACTCAAGCGTAAAATCGACATCACCTACGACAGCGACCAAGAGTTGCCTGTACAAATGTGGATTGAGGAGAGTGGATTACCTCCGCTACCCGCAACCGCTAACGCTGATGTAACCGAGTGGTTGGACACACTTGAGCCGTACGCTCACCTGCTGACTAAGCAACGCTACTACGACACAATGGTGTACACATTCAACAATCCTGTACCCAGTACATCCTACGATGACTTCATTGACTGGGCGGAGGAGTTTGACCGAATGAGGGATGAAAATTGATTTGCTTTATAAATTGGCAAAGAGAAAGAAGGTGAGAAATATGGACAATTGGAATGAGCAACTACGCCCTGTTACTGTCGATGAAATCGTCGGCAACAAGGAGTTCACAGATGACATGCGTCACTGGGTTGAGAACGATGCGTACCCATCAGCCGTCCTCTTACTCGGACCACCGGGTACAGGTAAGTCCAGTGCGGCCAATGTCATGTGTCGTACCATTCTCGGTAAGGCATACAACGCAATCAACATGCTTTGGACGAATGCCAGTGATGAACGAGGCATTGCCTTTGTCCGTGAAGAAATCAAACAGTTCTGTCGCTTGCGTGGTGTAGGCACAGATAAGAAGCCCATCGTCCTTGATGAGTTCGATGGCTTCACTGTACAAGCACAGCAAATTCTACGTGGTATTATGGAGCAATACTCCAATCGTATTGTATTTATCCTCACTGCAAATCAAGGTGAGAAGATACACGATGCAATCAAGAGTCGATGTCGTACCTACGTGTTTGACCGTGTTGTTCCAAGTGAGGGTGCAAAGCACCTGTCACGACTTGATTTCCTACCGAGTGAGTGGGTGAAGAATTACCCTGCGCTCGTTGAACGAATGGATGGTGACCTACGAAAGAGTGTCAATTACCTGTCCACCCTTAAGCGCACACCTGATGCGCTTGACCATGTGGTGACACAGGACAGCGAAGACAACTGGTGGGCTGAACTTGATGAGCACAAGTTCGACAACATCCGCAAGACCCTGCATCAACGATTGAGAGATGCAGGTAATCGCACCACATTCATGCATGGACTGCACAAGTACATCAGCAAACAGTTCGACAATACGCCCGAAACAGCGTTTGCCGTAACATATGTTTGGGGTGAGATGATGCAGATGGTGCATGAATTTGTAGGTACTGATGCGGCATACGTGGACGTATTTACTGCTCGATTGAAAAAGGAGTTGAATCAATGACTTGGCAAGAAGAAGACGAATACATGGAGATTGAAAACATGAACGAAGAAACGAATGGGTTTGGACAAGTGCAAGAATCCACGAGCAAGGACTTACCGAAAGGTGTCCTTGTTCGTATGAATGCATTTGCTGAACGTACAGGAAAGAAGCCCGAAGAAGCACGACAAATGTACCTTGACTACATCAAGGAGCATTACGGTGTGGATGACTACACAGAAGAAACAGATGAAGACCTGCTCATTGATTGGGCTGAACAAGTGTTCACTGAAACTCGCAAGCAAAGCGGTGGAAGCAATGCGAACCTATCGACGTGGGTCGGTGAGTTCGTAGGTGTACAAGACCGAGCACGAGATAGGCTTGAGAGAATTCTTGCAAGCAACATCAAGTTGTATCAGAATGACCCTAACGAAGCGATTGGTAGTGGTCGTCTTGGTGTGTTTGAAAAGACTGGTGCAAACTGGTCACTGCACACGAAGAACGGTGTCAAGAAACTTGAGGCATCGTCTGATGAGAATCCACCATTCGGTGTCAAGGTAGACCAAGATTGGGTGTGCCTTACATCGTACAACGATGACCCTGCGCCGTACAAGAAGATGGGTCGCTACTACTACTTCCTCGGCAACGAAGAGGAGAAGTTTGTCAAGCAAGGTGAGGTCGCCTTGTGGCGCATTGACTTGAACAACGAGTTGTCAAACCTTGAAGTGGACATTGGGCGACCATGTAAGATTCAGGTCGTACCTCCACGAGAGAATGCGAATGAGAACTTCAAGGATGTACTTGGAACATACCGTTCCTTTGAGATTGAATACACAGATGACTTCGTTGCTGACAATGTGAAGCCTCTTCTCAATGCATCCAAGTTTTGGACATCACGAGATTTGGGTCACGACTACTACGTACACATTGACGAACTTGAGGAGGCGTTTGAAACTCGCAAGGAGAGTGGCATGATTGATGGCGAGAAGCGTTCATGGGGTCCACTCGTGTTCACACGAGGTATGGTATCAACACTCAACACAGAACCTCGTGAGAGCGAGTATGACCCTGAAGGTTACAACTACTCCATGACGCTCACCAGTAGCATTACAGGTGACATGACGTGTTGGATTTCAGGTGCAGTCGGTAAACTCACAACACCGTTCAAAGCGGGTTGGGGCGACGATGCGTTTGACATTGCAGAAAATTCCACAGTGCTTGTCTTTGGCCGTCTTGGTATGAAAGAGTACAACGGTGTTGTATCACCCAAGATGACCGTCATGGGTGTCTATGCTGACCCAAGACGAAGCCGACGACGTGCAACTGGTGGTAACACAGGAGTAGGACAATTCGATTAGGAGGAATGAATATGGCGGGGTTTGGACAACAGGTACAGAACATCAAAGAAGAAGTGAAAGAAGCGAAGAAGGAAGCGACAGCACAAGCGGCTGTTGCGGCTGATAATCCCTTTGCGGCTTTCGAGAAAGAACAAGCACTACTGGTGAATGCGAAACAGAAGAAGTATCAGTTCATCGGTGTATGGGGCGAAGACGGAACGGGCAAGAGTGGTATCATTCTCGATGCGTTCCGCAACGACAAGAACAAGGTGGAGGGTTCAATCCTTCACTCGATTGATTTCGACATGGGTGTGGGTATGCTTTCATCAGCATTGCATCCCCAAGAGAACATCATCTCATGGAATCCGTGGGCGATGAGTCATAACGACCGTACAGCCTACAACTATCCTGACACACATCAACGTGTCATGAACCTGATGAAGCACTTCTACAATCAAGTGCAACAAGGCGTACCGATTTGGGGTGTCATCATCAGTGGTGTTGATTCATGGCTTGAGATATGCACCAACAACATGCGTATCGTGGACTTGGGATTGGCAAGCGATGCTATCCAAGCGGCTGACGGCGGTGGTACAGCGAAGGTCGATAAGCAATCGACATGGGCTATCCGCAACACTCGTTTCCACCAATTGACCTCGCTCTCTCGTGACCTTGTTCGCATGGGCGTACGTGTCTTTTGGGAAACGCACGTCACGACGAGGGACTTTTATGGACCCAATAAGCGATTCGTTGCTGACTGGGAGAAGAAGACCAACAACTACCTTCCTACCATCTTGAAGACCGAGAAAGAAGAAGTCTTCGATGCGGATGGAGAATTGATTGAAACGGTCTACTACGTAGTGTTCGACAAGTGTAAGACGAACCCGAACCTACAAGACCAACGACGTAAGATATTCGTTACAAGACCTGATGGCGAGCCTGAATGGTATGGCCTTCCGGAATTGTATCAAGGAGAACTTTGATATTCACACATTACAGGGGTTCTGTGTGATGGGTTTGACAAGTAATTGGGGCATACCTTCCTTGTTCGGGCATCCCGCCTTCTGTCGGGGGGTTTCTTCCACTTTCCTCCCGCCCCTCCCCATCACATGCAGTTAAGGTGATTTTATGGTAAAAGTAACAGTGAACAGAAATGATTTTCAGTCGTTCCTTATGTCCTTTGCAAAGGACTTGGACGACCTGCGAATTGCTTGCAGTGGTGCGTTCTTGACGGTTGAGGTGGCCTATGCCAACCACTACCTACGCAAGAGGTTTCCAGTAGAAACAGGGGCTATTGAGGAAGAGGGCTTCATTCACATCGCACTGATGGACAAGTTCTTGAAGTTCATCAAGGCGAGCAAGCAAACCAACATCACACTGCGACAGACTGCACCAGTGAAGCCACTGCACATCGACGCAGGTGGCAACCGACTACAGATACCAAGCACAGAAGACATTGAATCGTTTGCGAAGGTCAATGCAATGGGTCGGGTCATCAGTGCATGTATCGACAGCAACTTCACTATGTTCTACAAATCACCATTGAGTGCTCACGGAAGCATATCTGATACGAAGGATTTGATTTCACTCGCAGGTATGCGTAAGGTCATCGCTGACAATGCACAGTTCAAGGTACGTACGCACTGCGGTGAGAACGAGTTCGGTATTGTTGCAGGTAAGGCGGCAAGTGGTCGCTTGTTTACCACGTTACCCATCACGGACACAGACGGACCTTCGGCTACCATTCAATCCAACTTCGGTGAGTGGTTGCCTGTTTGTCTGATGTATCTCGATGAAGGTACTGCACGCTTCCACATGGGTGATGGTACTCCGCTTATCTTTGACCAAACCAATACTTTACTGGTTGTAATAGACGAGGGAGATGAATGATAATCGACTGGTATTCTGAAAGTGCGTACGACGCACCAGTGTTGTACCTACGTACTCGTGGGTCTGATGGTGTACTGCACGAGCGATACATACGTGCGGAAGATGAAGACTACGTACGACCTTTCTGTTGGGTAGACCAAGCCGCACCTACACACGTACTACGTAGGATGCAACGGCTCAACGCCACCATACACTACGATGAGGTGGCACAGGGATTGTACGGTAACAAGTTGTGGAAGGTATCAGTATCGCACCCCAACACACTATGGCAACTCAAAGACCGATGTGACCGTTGGACACACGAGGCTGATGTATCGTATCAAGACCAAGTGCTGATGAAACTCTACCCTGATGAGATACCCGACTTCCAACCTCGCAAGTGGTACTACGACCTTGAGTGGAATCCAAACGGTGACAACGACTACACGACAGTGATGGCCGTTGTCGATACCGACATGGACCACCCAGTAGTGTTTGCATGGAGTGAGGACAGTGCGCTGAACAATGTGTACAAGACTGAATGGATTGACCGATACGACGGTTACGAGTTACGTACGTTCCCCAATGAGCACAAGATGCACGATGGCTTCTTATCCTTCCTTGAAGAACGTGACCCTGACATTCTGATTGCACACGCAGGTCACTGGGCTGACCTGCCTCATCTACACAAGAGGCTCGGTGTCGAGCGTGAGCGCATGTCACCACTCAATATCTTCATTGCACCACCAAAGGATGGGTCGGGGTACAAGACAACACGCCAACCCATCAAAGGACGACTGGTGTACGACACAGCCGCACAGTGGACAGACGGTACAGGCTTTGAGGCCATATGGCAAAAGTCGGGCAACGGTCAAGCCGAGTCAAGAAAGTTGGATTGGTTCGCCAAGAAACTTGGTTTCGCAGGTAAACTAACCAATGAGATTCAAGGCATGACTGTATTCAATGGTTGGACAGATTACTACGATGACTTCGTTGATTACTGTTTGGTGGACACAACGCTCTTGCGTGACTGTGATGAGAAGTTGCACTGCACTGACTTCCACGTTGCACTACAGAAGGTCTGTGGTGTACAGTTCGCAAGCACACACAAGGTGACTCGTTACTTCCGTGGTCTGATAGGACGACGTACGGAACTCAAAGCACCTTCTTCTTTCGTTGAAGAACGACCCGAACTTGAAGCGGCATGGGTTATGCAACCTGTAGCGGGTCGCCATGAGAACGTGGCTCTCATGGATTTCGCTTCACTGTACCCCAACATCATTCTCTCCGCAAACCTGTGTTGGACGACGCAGGTGGATGAGGGTGGTGAGGGTATACTCACACTCAACATTCCACCAAAGCGTGACAAGGATGGCACGTTCATTCAAGGCACTGGTGGTATATTCCACTTTGACCAATCGAAGGAAGGATTGTTCCCGAAGGTTGTTAAAGAACTACTTGCTCTACGTAAGGAGTACAAATCACGTATGAAAGATGCGACTAACCCTGATGAGAAACTGGGGTACAACATGCTACAAATGGCCGTCAAGGTCGCAGTCAATGCACTGTACGGCATGACAGGTACACGTAAGATTTCAGGCCAATGGAGCAACTATGCCATTGCACAGTCCATCACCTATCTTGGTCGCAAGTCCATCACTATGCTTGTTGATGAATGCGAGAAGCGTGGTCACAAAGCACTGGCGGGTCACACAGACTCGGTGTATGTGCAAGTACCATTCGATGAGGCACATGACCTGTGCGATGAATTAACTGCTATTGCACAGGACGATATGAACTTGGCCTACCTCGATGTTGAGTTTGAGGCATTCTTCCCGTATTGGTTCACAGCCAACACCAAGAACCGCAACTTCGGTATCAAGTCCTTCCCTCCTGAAGACGAGGGTAAGATGAAGGTCACTGGGTATTCACTCAAAGCATCGAATGCACCTGCTATTACGAAAGAGATTCTTTCGACAGCGTTCACGCTGATTGGTACTGGGGCTGATGAGGATGAGGTGTACGCTCAAGTGCGACCTCTCATCAAGCAGTTGTACAAAGGCGAGCGTGACGTGCAAGAGATTGCCTCAAGTGGGCGTATCTCCAAGCATCTACATGAGTACGACAAGGTTGTACCCAACCCTGCAAAGGCGGCACGCTACTCCAACCTTCACCTTCAAACCGACTTCAACAAGGGCGACAGCGTACGATGGGTATTTATCGACGGTGTTCCCGAAGGACAACCCATGTGCAACGTCGTAGCGTTTGAAGAACCTCACCAGTTGGAGGGCTACAGCATCGACTGGACGACCACTGTTGAGAAATGGATTCGGTCGAAAATCAAATCAGTATACGAAACTCTCTATTGGAACTTGGATGCCCTAACGGACTTGCGAGTGCCGAAGAGGTATGGATGGTGATGACATGAGTAAATGGAAATTTTGGAAAAAAGTGACCGAAGCGGAAACTGTACAATCAAAGGTAAAGTATTGCTGTAACTGCGGTGGTAAGATTATGCGACAGACTACACTGGATGAGTTCTTTGACATGACTCCTCCATCACAGAAGCGATTGACGGATTACGAGATGACTGAAAGCGTGGGCTTTGGTAACACCCCACGTAGATACAGGGGGATGATTTGATGCCTCGCCCTTGCGCCAAGCGTGGGTGTGGTTTACCTGCACATCGTGGCTTCCGTTTCTGTGCGGGTCCAAGATGTTCTGAATTATGGAAGAAGAAGAAGGAGGAAGAGGAATGAGTAAAATAGAAGACAGTGTATGTGAGAAGATAAAACAACGTGCGGCGATTGGTAAAGCGAAGTATGGTGTAACGATGGAACGAGGCGACTTGTTCCTCGTTGATTGGCTTACGCACTTACAAGAAGAATTGATGGACGCTACCGTGTATGTCGAGCGACTCCTTACCGACGTGGTAAAGTACGTTGAAGAGAAAGAAACATGGGAAAAGAAACGTGACACGCATACGACGTATGCAAAGCACGACGGCATACGCAAGCCGTGGACAGATGAGGAAGCCGAGAAAATCGTTGAGTGGCTTGAGGATGGCATCAAGTACAGGGAGATTGCGCTCAGATTGGACCGCACGTACGCCAGTGTGTATGCGCTTGGTACTGTTGCCGTTGAGCGAGTGAAGTTAGGTAAGCATCCACTTCCACCTTCTCGCAGTGAGAGAGCAACAGGTTGGCACATGAGCCTTGAAGAGTACAATGCCATCGAGGTACTGATAAAGCAAGGTATGCCTCACGCTGAAATTGCGGCAAGATTCGACAGACCGATTTCAACCATCAAGCGGATATTGAGAGGCGAGAAAAGCAAACTACAGTTGGAACAGGAACAAGAAGGTGCAAAGGAATGAGATGGAATCCAAACGGTGATGACTCACGTCAAACCATTGAAGAGTACAACGCTGAAACAGGCCACAGGGAAGAAATGCTGTGGTATCAAAATAGCACCTATGCATGGAATCCAAACCTGCAAGACGGTAGTATCTTGAGAGTCACGAAATCAAGCATGGGTACATTCAGTTGGTGTCCACAACAATACTACCTTGAGAAGTTCAAGGGACTGCGAGGCGAAAGCCGATATTATCACACTCGTGGATTGAACATACACGACATGATGGAATGGTTTTGGGAGAACATATCAAAGGAGCAAGAGCAAGCGGTCTTGAACCTCGCTGAATCAGACATCGAAGCAGGGCGTACGTTACTCCACAGTTACATTCCACAACCTCCCGAACCGTATGAGTATGGTGAGGAGGAACAGATTCGACAATGGGTTGATTGGCAATACAATCGACTCATCATTACACAGGGTAAGAAGTGGCGACCTGCGGGTGTTGAGGCAAATATACATGCCAACCGCTATGTGGTTGTAGATGATACACCTGTGAAAGTACACCTATCGGGATTCATCGACACACTGTTCCCAAGTGAGTCTGATGGCTATGCTCTCATGGAATTGAAGAGTGGTAAGTACAACAAAAGTAAACCTACGAGTATGCGTAAGGAGATGGCTTTCTACAAGATGATGCTGGACCATAGCCCACACCATGAGTATCTCCCTATCACCCATTGGGGATGGGAGTTTCCGGGTGGGGGTATTGAAGGCGGCACTGGTGCGGCCATTCACTACGAATCAGCAACAAACAAGACAGGAAGCAACGCAGTCAAGAGCGTCGAGCGTACACTTGAGAAGATGGTGCGAGCACACATCGCTATGGAGTTCCCACCTGACCCGTACTTGGGTCGATTCAAAAAAGGCGTACCACTTGAAGAACAGAAACTCAAATGTAACTGGTGCGACTACAAAGAACACTGTGAATTTTGGTCGGTAACAGATGAATATTTAGACAAAATAATGGAGGATGAACAATGAAAGAAGCGGCAATAGCAATAGAAAAATACCTATCGGAGAAAGTAGACGAAGAACATGTTATACACATTGCGGTACAGAAAACAGGCAACTTACCAAACCGAGTTCCTTTCACATGTAATGTATACAGACAGACAACGCTTGACAAATTCATGGATGAAGAAACAGGCTACCCTGATTACGTTGGTCCATATCACGTACACTTTACTGTACATGCTCGATACATGCAAGCGGAAAAAATCATTCACACAATGAACATGTTGGCTGAACACCTTGAAGGTTTGATGTATCTCAAGCGGTGATTGTATGCCCTTTGTACCGATAGACTTCCCTCGTGAGGTCTTAGAACTCCCTGCCAATGGCATGAAGGGTTGGCGACGTATTGTACGCAACGCTGATGAGTTGCAACAATACTGGAAAGGGAAGAACGGTTCGGGCAATGTATACTTCACAGCGTACGGTTACAGTGAAACACAAGCACCGAAGCATCACCGAGTCGATTACAATACTCCGAAGATACATCACTTCGTGATGGACTTCGATTGCAAGGACTTCAAGAATCGTGGTGCGGAGGTACACTTTGAAGTGCCTCAAGAAGAAGTACGTCGCCTTCATCAGTACTTACAAGGTAAGAACATTGAGCACTTCGTATGGTTCAGTGGTGGCGGTTTTCACGTATGGGTTCCGTTTGCTGAATCAATAAATCCGACAAGCGGTTCTGAACTTTCAAGGGTAAAGTATTCAGGTGCAATGCTATTGAACCAGTGGGAGAAGGACATCGGTGGACTGCGGTGCAATGACCCAACGGTAGCATTCGATACCAGTGGTATGATACGCATTCCCAACTCGTACAATGCACGACGAGATTGTTGGTCGATACCACTGTCAAGCGAAGACCTGATGACCCTCTCGTACGACGACCTACAAGACAAGGCGATGGATGCACACGAAGGCTACATCAGTATGGGTGGTGAGCCGTTGGAGTTCAAGATAGTTGAGAACCAACTGATGACAATGAACGACATCAAGCCTGTTGATTTACCTACCATATCCTATGATGATATTCACATTCTCCCCTGCTTGGCACAGGCGGCTATGGGTGGGGGCAACCCTACCGACCGAGCGAGATACCACTTCGTATCGTATCTTGCTGACCGCTTCCGTATGTTCTTCCCTGCATGGAAGGTTAAGGAGGAGGACAGAATGAAACACGTCGAGCCTATTGTGAGTATATGCTCACAACAAAACTGGGTAGACTTTGACCGTGATTATACGACAATGCGTGTGTCGCACATCGTCAAAGCGGGTCACACTCATGCTACCTGTGCTTCGCTATACAATGAAGGATTATGCGTCGGTAAATGCAATTACTATGATGGAACGGGTGGTCTGTGATGCCGTCCTTACCTTGCTGTGTTTGCGGTGGTAACAGGGGTTCTGTACCACCAAGTCGTTACTTTGAGGGCTACACGAGGATATGTTCATCGTGCAAAGGGAAGCCCGAAGTACAGAAAGAGTACCACTGTAAATCGCTCACATCAAAGGGAAAACCGTGTAGACAATTCCGTTTACAAAACAGCAAGTTTTGTCAAAGTCACACCAAACATCACATACTCATGGAGGAAGAATAATGGCTAAACCTGATTTAATTATTGACAGCAATGAACGAGGAACACTATGCGAGTCCGTAGAACGACGTGCCGAGAAAGCAGGTATGACTGTTGCACGCCAAGTGTTGGTGGTCGGTGACTATCAATTAGGCGGGGCATGTGTTGAAGCCAAGAGCATCAGCGATTTGTTTCAGTCATCACACAACGGTCACCTATGGCGACAACTGGACAACATGGATGCCAACTACGAAAGGTTCTTCCTTCTCGTACACGGTTCTATAGAAAAACACGTAAGCATAATGAAAAGCAAGGGAAGTAAAAATGTCACATACTCACGAGTCCAAAGTGAATTGATTGGCACTATCGCACGTATTATGTCTGATTTCAACTGCCAAGTATTTTACACTCCACACGTTAGTGAAGCGGCTATGTTTGTCGTTAAACTACACGACAAGTTGCACAAACCTGCAAGCAAGCATGGTGCTCAAGCAGTACGTCGTGTAGCGTCCAACGACATACGCATGGACGTGCTGATGGCTATACCCTCCGTAGGACGAGAGATTGCTGAACGCTTGCTCGACAAGTGCGGTAGTATCGAGGAGATGGCTTTCCCTGAATCATTGAAGCAGGTGAAAGGGCTTGGCGAAGCACGACGTAAATTACTGATGAAAGTACTAACGAGTGAAGAAGAAGTAAGACAAGAGCGTAAAGTCCGTCGCTGATTTATAAACTGGCAAAGAGAAAGTAGGTGTGAAATTATGACAGAAGCAAGCAATTACAAAGCAGTACAAAAGTTCCCGATTCTTGATGCATACTTGCATCACTTTTCGAGGACATCAATGAACAACGAGATACCGGGGCTACTGTCCTTTTTCTACATACAGGGACAACTGGCACTACCGTACATTCGCATACCGACAGGTGACACGCACCTTGACCCTCGTGTACACGTCTTTTGGATTCAACCATCAAGAACAGGCAAGTCGATTGCGTGGAACTTCATTGGTGACATCATGGATAATGTTGGTTTACCAACCGAGTTGTTCGCTTCGGGTACAGACGCAGGTCTGATAGGCTCAACTATCCCTATTATGGATGAGAACGGTAAGGCAACAAGTGAGGTTGAAACAGTTGAAGGGCTTCTTGCAGGGCGCAAGGGTATCAACTTCGATGAGGGTTCTATTCTTCTTACTCCAAACAAGCACAGTCAAGAAACTGTTCTGTATCTACAGACAGCCTGTAACCCTGTAGGTAGCGGAAACAATGTACTCGTGAAGCACATGAAGGGCAACAAGATTGAGTGTCCTTCACTGGTGTCACTATGGATTACCACATACCCACCAAAGGGTGTCAAGGAGTATGTCTTGACGAAGGGTATCTTCCAACGTGTGTTGCTGTACTGGGCGCACTGGGACATGGACATGCGTCAAGAGGTGAGCAACACTCGACTGGGTACGTTCTTCCGTAAACCAAAGCAGGTTGAATACACAAAGGACGACATCTACGATTACTTCACAACGACCGAGAAGCGCATACGTGACCGCCTTCTCAACATGAGTGAGATTACATTCACGCAATGGGATGAGATGACAAATGAAGAGAAAGAATACATTGTACAAGAGAAGATGTGGGACATGTTCACTGCTTCAAGTGATTTTGCAACGGCATTGTATCAAGCGTCTGATGAGATATATGACCTCCTACGCAATATGGATGCGGCAATGTCTGAAATCGTAGCATCCTTTACACCTGCGATTGAGAATTATCTTGGTATCTTTTCAATTCACATGGCTTTGCTTGACAACAAGTGGGAGGTTACACCTGACCACGTAGACATGGCGCACGAGATTCTTTTCGACTTGTTCCAAAATCTCATTGCATGGCTTGAGGATTCTGTTGAGATTGGTGGCAACAAGGCAAAGGAAGCCAAGTTGCAAGATGATATGCTTAAGGCGTATGGCGAATGTGCGGGATATGAGTTGGATGGTCATGGTGACGGTTGGCGGATGCAATCGAGCGTATGGAATCAGTACATGGCACAAACAGGAGTGAGCAAGAGTACTGTTCAACGTCACTTCAAAGATTACGGACCGAAACTATTCAATCGCAAAAAGAGCAACGGACGAATGTACTATCGACGTAAAGGTGAGAAGTGATGAGCGACGTAATGGCACTTGATATTGAAACTGGCAATTTCTCTTGGGAGATAGGCGGTTGGGACAAGACGGCTTCGTTTGAGCCTACAGTCGTGGCTACATGGAATGGTGATAGTGGTAATGTATACTGCAATGAGTCCCTCTCAATTGATGCTACAGTCAAAGCCCTACACCCACGCACACTCGGTGACGATTTATCCGACCACATAGAGAAGGGCGGTACAATCATCGGCCATAACATCAAGTCCTTTGACCTCCCAGTGCTACGAGATGCACTGGACTGTTGGACAGCAGGTGACATGCTCAAGAGCGATAGTGTCATCGACACAAAGAATCTCGTGAACAAGGCATCCCTGTCGCAACAGAAGGTGATGACCGACCTAAATTCCCTTGTCAAACATACGTTGGGCGACAGTAAGTTAATGAACAGCGAAGATGCGCCTACGGCTTGGAGGAACGGACGATACGACGAGGTGGCGAAGTACTGCTTGAGCGATGCTCGGCTTACTTACGACCTCTACAGTTTCGGCAAGAGCGAAGGCTATGTACGTTCTCGTGCTGTTGATACGGGACAAATAATTGAAGTTGAGGTGAACTGGAATTGAAGAAAGATACAGAACAAACAAGGACGAATGCACAAGCGATGAACATACGGGCGGCAAGGACAATTGCTGAAACCGTCAAGTCTACGCTTGGACCGATGGGTATGGATAAGATGTTGGTCGATGGACACGGCAACGTCATCGTAACGAATGACGGGGCTACCATCCTCCGTGAAGTCGATGTGTCACATCCGGGTGGTAAGATGATTGCCGAAGTAGCAAAGACACAAGAGAACCTATGCTACGACGGTACAACAAGTACAGTCGTACTTTCAGGGGCATTGCTTGGACATACCGAGTCTTTGTTTGCTAAGGGCTTGCATCCGAATGTGATTTGTCGTGGGTATCACGAGGCTTCGCAAATGGCAACCAAGTACTTGCAAGATGAAATTACAATGCTTGCCGAAGGACGTGATGAAACACTGTCTGTTGCTAAGACAGCAATCACTGGTAAGACCCTTGAGCATTCGCTTGACCAAGTAGCCGAACTATGTGTATCGGCTGTTGAGCAAGCGGGAGATGCAAAGTCTGTACGTGTGGTATCGTTTCCGGGTGGCTCGGTCAATGACTCATCCTTGTTCAACGGTGTCATCGTGAGCAAAGACTTCGTGATTGAAGACGAGTCTGATGCAAGTGAATACTACCACATGATGCTCATCAATACTGGGCTTGACGTTGAGAAGAACGAAGAGAACGTACAAGTGCAACTCGATGCACAGTCATACAGCACGTACAAATCGGCAGGTAAGGCTGATTTGCTTGCAAGAGCCAAGCAAATCGTTGATGCTTTCAAGGGTAAAGTAGGTATTGTTTTCGTACGTGATGGAGTCAATGACCACGTTTGTGCGTACCTCAAGAAGAACGGTATCTATGTCGTACGCCGTACGCCTGAATCCGCTATGCGTGCTATGAAGCGTGCTACAAACAGTGTCATCTACCAAACCGTCGATGACATCGAAGACTTGACCATGACAAAGGTCGTACGTGAGATGCACAACGACATATGGTATTTGTTCGTACATTCAAATCACAAGGAGAGCAAGGAGGCTACGCTTGTCTTGCGTGGTGCAACTACGCACACACTGGAAGAAGTCGAGCGTGGGTTTGATGATGCTCTTGGTGTTGTATCAATGGTGATTGGTGATGAGAAGGTCGTCGTGGGCGGAGGTAACGCCTACGCTCGTATGGCCGTCTACCTACGCCAACATGCGGCACAGGTAGGGGGTAGAGCACAGATGGCTATTGAGGCGTTTGCTGATGCCTTAGAAACCATCCCTGCGACCATTGCCGAGAATGCAGGTCATGACCCACTCGATACCATCCTTGAACTACGTCACCGTCTGATGGAAGGTGAACTCACGGTTGGTCCTGATGTTGAGAACGGAGGTGTGTGCGACATGCTCAAGTTGGGTGTGCTTGAACCTGCTGAACTCGTACGTCAAGCAGTGCTTAGTGCGGCTGAAGTCACGAATGCTATTCTACGCATTGATGACATCATTGCACGACGAGGCGTTGAGTGATGGGGCGGTTGCTTGACCGCTTGAAGGTCAAGTGCCGAAGATGCACACACTGGCACATACCGAGAAGGCTCACTGCCCGCTACATAGATGGCGACAAAAAGCGACTGCACATGTTGCAGTGCAAAGAGTGCGGTCACTTTTGGATTGACAGTGCTTTCAATCGTCAAGAGTAGCGAGCCATGTTGCAATGAAACCAACAACAAATGATACTATACTAATTAAAGCAACTTTGAATACACTCATAATTATCACGAATTGTGCCAATTAGTGATTTGGGCTTGTGTAGGTGCAGTCGGGTAAGTAGAACTCGGCCAATTTGCAGTAACGAGTGTAACAGTTCTTACACCATTTACTTTAATTGTTTCAAAGATAAAAGGTGCTAAGTCTGTCCAATCCACTAAGGGATAATTTGTTTCTAAAAACTCTTTCATGCAACCCATCATGCCACCTTCCTTATCGTAAATCCTGTGTAATGTGGAGTATTGTTTGAATAAGGGTCAGAACTCCCAGTTGCGACCAACTTTCTATTACTTCCAGTCCATACAATGTATCCACTCAAATTGATTACAGTATCAGCAGTTGTTTTGATGGTAGCAGTAGTAAACTGTGACATTCTTACAACATAATTCAAGTTGATGATATTTCTGTAGTACGCATATCTGTTAGTTTGACTTGAATCACCTATTGATAAGTCAAATTCTAAATTTGAGTTTGCTGTATCAGCAGCAAAATAACCATATACATTTACCTCAAAAATACCCGCACCCTTGAGCGTTATACTTGTGCCTGAAAAGGTTACTACGTTGGCATCTGCGGCATATGCTGTGAAATCACCGCTATCGAATGTATATCTTGAAGCAGAAGATAAAGTTTCATCGGATGTTAAACCATATCGTACTATTGAATTAGTCATTACCGCACCTGCTGATGTAACATTAGCGGTGTCAGTCACGTCAGCATTTGCTTCTATGCCGTCCAACTTCGTCTTGTCGGCACTCGACATCGAACCTGCTGCACTGGTTGTAGCCGCACTGATACCGATTGTACCTGTTGTAGTGATTGTGCCACCAGTGATTGGTGCAGTAGTGGCAATAGAAGTCACTGTACCTGTCGCTGTACCGATGACCTCAATACTGTTCCAAGATGTGTTAGTTTTATCGTAAACGTATTGCTTCACCGTTTGACCAAACGCACCTAATGAGTTGAAATTGACAGTATTGCTACCATGTAGATTCTTGATGGTGATGACGTGACCATCAGGGAATGTACCGCTTGGTGTCACTGTACACGTACCACTGGGTGTGAGCATGAGTACGTTCTCATCCGCCGACGTAACGGTGATACTGGTGGCCGTAGAAGATAAGACCGAGTTGAAGATACGACGTGTAAACCGATTACCGCCTGAATCCTTACCTGAATAAAACATGACTTGGTTACCTTCGCTATCGTACGATTGCCACATAGCACCCATACGACTGTTCGCTAACGCACCTGCTTCTTCACCACCACCATGTAGGTTATCGAGGTCGGTATGTGAATCAACCGCAGTCGTAGCACCTACTGCACCTGATGTGACAGGTGTAAAATAAATTGGACTTGGTTTGATGAACACTCGCTTATCGTTGATTTCAGTTACTTTCAGATTTAAATCACCTGAACCACTTTCGTAGACACATCGTAGAACAGCAAGGACAACAGATTGCTTGACGTTTTGTGATACGCCTTTTTGTGTGGGAGCATTGAGGAACGAATGTGGAGCCAATGGGTAACCACTGCTTACGGGTGTACCCATCTCCCAGTAGATGCGCTTGTTTGCGTTTGTGGTATCATTAACAGAAGACACGTAAATGACAACCAACGCTTCTTGACCTGATGTTAGTGCCGATACTGTACCACTAACGGACTTGTAGTTGCTTGCATTTTGAATGTCTACATCGACTGTTGTACCGCCACCAAATTCGTATGCTACACCGTCGATGACAGCATAGCCTCCTCGCACAACGACTTCGTAGTGATTGGACGATGCCTTACCGTTTACATTACCCGCTAAATTAAGTGGGTTGTTACGGTCACTGTCACCTGATGCTGTGTCTTCTTCAAGAAGAATACCGTTACCATGCACTCCTTCATACAGGTTTGTTAGTGTGGGACTGATGATGTGTTCACCATCAAACAACCCATCTTCCGCAGTAGGCGTAGCCAAACTGGTGTGGGTCGTAAGCGTCATGTTTCCTTTCGTGTGTCCTGATAATGGGTTTCCTGTCATTATGCCACCTCAATTGTAATTTCGATTTTAACTTCGTTGCTCGTCGTTTTTGATATTGGTTTAACTGTGAATCTACCTACAGGTGTGAAGTCATTGGTGTTTCGCAGTTGTAGATAGACTTCTTTGATTGCTTCGTTGAATGCTTGAGTTTGAGGAACAATGGCCTCTACCAATAGTGTAGCATCGTCTACAATGGTGATGGTAGGTGTGAGGGTCATTGCAGGGCGACCAGTCCCGCCGTCGTCACTGGTGGCAGGTGTTCCATCAAAACCAATGATAACCTCATTGATGTTGTCACGAATCGTTTCAAGCAACAATCTTCGTAGGTGATTACTTACTGGGATGAGTATACCTCCTTTGTTTGTGCTAAGTGGTGACTCTTGTTACCACCGAGTGGTTCGTTACCACCACCAATTTTACCCCTCGTGTTGCCACCAATCAAGATTGCGGTCGAATAGACAGCATTTTCGATAACTTTGGTTTCAAACCGCAACTCCACCTTACCGAATAATGCCAAGTTCGTATCAACCACTTGCATGTATGTAGCGGGATTTGTTTCATTAGCATCTATTGTAGAGCCTTCGTTGATACCTTGCAGTATACCTTCAAGACCAACTTCGACATTCATAAGAGCAAAATCGCTACGGTTCTGAAGAGGATAGTGTCGCACCTCGGTGATGAGTTTGTTTCGACCTTCATGTACCACAGTCATACCGGGGCGCACATTGAGTGAATCGTAGTTGTTGTTGATGGTTTGCGAGCCTTTCATCAGTGATTGACCACGCAGTATCTTACGTGCAACTCTACGTGCGCTCATCTTGCTTCGCACCGTGTGGTCTACGATAGGAGCAGGTGCTTCACGTACGTCTGTGACTTGTGATTCAGTATCGTCTACTGTGACGATTACAAGGTCATTGAGTGCCATTGGTAATCCTTGTACTGTCACACGATTGAATGTGTTATCAACAGGGTTGGATTGTGTGGTGTTTGATAGTTTGTCGGTAATGTTGATTGCGCTTTCGGAAAATGTAAGTGGAATGTACAGTAGATTACCAAAAGCATCGAGCAATACCATACGACCATCATGACGAGCAAGATAGCGCAGTGATGTCATAAGGTTCGTATTTTGGAAATCCTTAGCAATGAAGCGTGTGCTATGATGACGGTGTGTTGCGACTGTGCTTTCAGGTCGTGCGATATTGACGCTCGTTACACCACTGTCCACCGACTCACCCAACTTGATAGCCAAGTCCGTTGTACGTAGCCCCACGTCCACTGGTTGTCCGAGTTTTACAATATCACTGGTAAAGCCAATGTCTTGCAGTGTGCGGCCTTTCATGTTACGTAGGTTACCAAACACACCGATGGTGCTGTTCTCAACATCGCTCAATACGATGCGCTCGGATGGGTTGTCGGCGTTGTAAAGGAGGATAGGTAT